CGGTCGTGGCTGCGACGCCGGCCTTCAACTGAAGCTGAACTGTGTTGTCGCGCGCGGTCGTCTGTGACGTGCCGGTGCCGTTCGGCCCGTTGTATGCTTGCGACGGGTTCGACGCGTTGTAGTAAGGCAGCACAGCCGATCCAGTGTCAACCTCTTGAAACGCGCCCTGGATCAGGTAGTTGATCGAGAAACCGGCGGTCGTCGGTGCCGGGCACGAGAAGTTCTGCGCGTCGAGCAGGATGCCCTGCTTCATGATCTGGTGCGCGTCCGCGCTCAGCGACGACCACGCGCCAGTGTCGATCGCTTGCAGCGAGTAAGCGCGGCCAGGGTTGACGTTGACCGTCATGCCCGCCGGCGCAGTCGGCACGCAGGCGAGCCCCGAGAACAGCGTCGACGTGCCGAGCATGTCTTGCAGCACGTGACCGATTGCTGTCAGCACGTTCTTGTTCGTGTTGAGCAGGTCGGTTTCGAGAGGTACAGCGCCGGCATATACGGTTTGACGCTTCATGTAATAGCTTCCACAAAAGAAAAGCCCCGCTCGATGGCGGGGCTGTATGGGTGAAATGCGGTGTCGGTCGTTAGCTGCTGATGCGCATCCAGACTATCGTTGCGGCCGGGATGACACTGGCCACGGCGGCGAATATGTCAGCGTCTGTGACCGACTGCTGAACCTGACTCAGGTCTGCATACTCTCCGCGCGACGCGATGCTGTATCCAGATGGCGAACTGCCGTAGCCAGCGACGAACGGGATTCCCGTTCCAGATGGCCGGTACGCAGTCACGAACGCCTGGTACTGGTGCACGAGCGAACCATATGCACCCGCAACGCCGTAGCCGCCGACATAGCCGTACTTTGGCGCGACTGAGAACGCCGTCGATATGCCGTCGCCAGCGCCAAACACCAAGTTCGTCACGTTCACCGTCTGCGCCTTCTGTGTGCTCAGGTAGCTTCCTGTCCACGACAACGAAGCGGCGGTAGCAGGAGGCACCGCGAACGCAATCGCACCATTTGCTGACAGCACGTAGTCGGTGAGGGTGACGGGTGCACCGGACGTCGAGATGTACGGGCTCACAACGCTGGCAGCCTCAAGTTGAGTCCCGAAGTACCCTGTCGATGCCGTGCCGTTGTTCGCGTCTGGATAGAACAGCGCACGCACGGTCGTGAAAGCACCGGTATTGAACGCAAACGAAACGCGATACCAACCGTTCGGCGCTGCAATGATCGACACAGACCCAACGACGTTCGTCGAAGTCGAAACAACCGGATCTGTGCCAGTCATGTTCAGCACAACGCGGCATATCTCAGTCGCGATACTCCCGTCGTAGACGCGGATGCCAGTCAGAGTCGCTGTGCCCTTCTGGATGAAAACGCTTCGCGTGGCCACCGATCCTGCCGCCACAGTCGCTACTGCCGTCCGGGCTGATAGCGTGCCGCTCGTTGTCGGCGTAAGCAGTGCACCAGACTGCAATCCATCCGGCCCGAGCAGGCTGTTCACGGCGGCCGAGATGCTTACGAGCGTCCATCCAGTTCCGCCGACCGGGTTCGAGTATGGATCGAGGTTGGTCCGCGGAGACGCGGAAAGAAGCTGATTGCCTTGCCAATCGTTGCGATAGATTTGCGCAGAGTTGATTGTGATCGCGTCGGTGCCGCCATAACCGCCTGTGTCAGCCGGGCGCATCGGCTCAACGATGAGCGGCGCGCGCCCGGTGAGCGTCGTCAGCACCTGAATCACGGCTTTTCGAGTAGCCCGCTCGCGGAACAGGTTGACGACTATCCGGTTGCGAAACGCGGCGTCGCTCTCCCCTGTCCTGCGCGGCAGGTTCGAGCCGAAGAAATCGGCCGATATGACATCGAGGAAACCGTCTGTCGCGGTGAGAATGCGAGTCTGAAGTTTCGCGTAGGCCAGAACCGCGTATACGTTCGCCAGAATGGCGGCAAAGCCTTTGAGCAGCGCGGTCAGGATCGTTGGCGAGTCGCCGAACCAGCCGCGCGGCAGGAGCGCTTGCATGCGCTCCAACATGTCGTTGCTATCTCCGGTCGCCATGTCAGTTCACCGTGATCGTGGACGCTTTAACCACGGTCTTTGCATCGGCAGTGACGTCGGAAGTGCCGCCATTGAGCGTGACGCCAGTTACGTTCGTGACTGCAGGGGATGCGTCATACGCGACCTGCGCGAGCCGGGAATAAGCGAGCGACGTGCCGAGCGGCAGGCTGTTGATGTACGCTTGCAACGCGGCTTGCACTGCGGCAGTAACCGTCGAATGCGTATATCCGGCGGCCGTGGTGATAGTCATTGCAACGGTCGCTGTCACGACGATCGGCTTCTTGACATCGAATGTGATCGTGAAGCCGCGCGCCGCATCGATTGCGTTGTAGACCGTCGACACAAGCGTGTCTGATGGCGTGCCCGAGCCGTCATCGATGACGACATAGAAGAAGCCCGGCTGATAGACGCCGGCGTAACTGTAATTCTCCGTGATCGTGTACGTCAGCCCCTGCTGCAGAGAGTTGATCGCATTGCCGATAGCCGCCTTCGTCGCCTTCGATAGGCTCAACAGCCACGATTGGAAGCGAGCAAGCGCTGTCGCGTCAGACTCCGCATTGACCGCATTCGTGAAGGCCGCCGCATTAGTCACCGTGTCGACGCCGGGGACCGACTGAGACAGTTGCGTGATTGTGTTGGCAAGCACATTGCCGCCCGTCCCGGCCGTGACCGCGGTGACCGCGACGTTTATGCTGGCTGTGCCGGCCGCCAGCACGTAGCCGCCGAGCGCTGCGCTGTACGCCGGGTTCGTCGTGTCGGTGTTGACCGTGAACTGCTGCGATCCGTCAGTCGTCTGCACCACCGTTCCGACCGGCACAACCGCCTGTGACGTCGGCGTGAAGCGCGAGAACGTCACCGAACCGGTCGCATACGACGCAGCCAGCCGGGCAAAGCCGAAGTCAGCGAACCACGAGTCGAGATCCGCGCCGGTCGACGTCGACGCCCGCGTGAGCGCGAGCATTTGCAGGATCATGCCTTGCAGCCAGAGCGCGATTCCTGACACCGCCTCGCCGAGCGCGCGGAAAACCGTGCCGATGTTGAAGTTCAGGAGCGCGGACGTGACCGAACCCTGCACCGTAGACGCAAAGTTTTGAAGCATCTGCGTCAGCGATTGCGTCTGTACGTTTGCCATTTATTGGTTTATGTCGAATGAGAGGGTCGATACCTGGCCGGTAACAGCGTCGGCATACTGGATCGTCACTGCGGCGCCGTTGTTGAACGGCGTGACCGTGACAACCGGCGTCGGCGACGTGGCAATGCCTGCAATCGTCTTGATCGTTGTCAGAATCGCGCCGCGCAGCTCGGAGACGTTGAGCGTCTTGCCGATGCGCCGCGGAATGCCTGCGCCGAAGTCCGCATGCCATGTGTAATCGGGCGATGCGAGCGGGTTTCCGGCCGAGTCAGCTAGTTGCGGGTTCGTCATCAGCGCGCGAAGCAATTCCTGCTGCGCGAGCGTGTCGCCATCTGCTACAGCAAGATCGCCGTTTGCCGCGATGGAAAGGTCGTTCGACCAAAAATGCGAGGCATCGGCCATGCGTTACTCCGTTTGATTCGGCGCGTTCGACGTGACGGTCGAGCCTCCGCCCTGCACGTTCGCAACAGGGTGCGTGTGCGTGTTGTAGACCGAGCGCATGCCAGCCATCGTGCGACTGTTGCTGCCGCTGTTGTCGGTGATGTCGCCGCTCGCCTTAAGTGTGCCGTTTATCTGCGTGTTGGCATTGATAGTCAGCCCCGCAGCGAACGTCATCGTGCCGGTGCCGTCTGCGTTCATGACAACTGTCGAGCCGGCCGCATCCCTGACCGTTACCTTGCCGTCAGTCGTAAACTTCATCGACGCGCCCGACTTGTGGACGATCCAGGTTTCTCCCGCAGGGACGGCGAGCGGCACATTCACATTGGAGAAATACCGTCCGTCGATCTTCGGCGCAGAACCAGACCCGTCTGTGAACGAAATCTTCACCATGTCGCGGACGTTCGGCGCAGTAACCACTCCGAACCGATTGCCGACCCCCATCGCGTCCAACGGAATCCACCCCGATTCGATGGAATCAGAATCGCCTACGCCTTGGAATGTCACCTTTACAGAGTACGTCGCCGGGTTGTAGCTACTGATCTCTGCCATACGCGGCTTGGGAATGCGGCCGGCAGCCGCCTCCGCATGCGAGCGCATGTTGTTCGCTAGTTCGTGGTAATTCATCAGAGCGGGACCGCCTGTGAGGTTGCAGCGTGATTCTTGCCGTGTACGGTCATCTCGAAACCGCCGTCGAACGACATGCGGCGCACGATCTGCGACGGGTAATAGGTCTGATCGAATGCGGTTCCAGTGCCCGTAACCTGAATGACCGTCTGCGCGTTCAATGTCACGTCACCCGGCAGGCGGCAGGAGAATTTCATCTCGTGCGCGACGATCAGGTCGTATTTCTGCTGCGCGATCTGTAGCGCGCGCTGCTTGTCGATGTTCGGATAGAAGAACGTGAACACCTGGCCGCCACCGGCCGTTGTCGCCTGACCAGGTTGCAGGCTGCCGACCTTCTTCGGAGGGTACGTGGCGTTGAAGCCGTACTGGTTCTTGTCATTCCACGACCGGACGATCACCGTCACACCGCGCGAGACCGTTAGCGTGCGCTGAAACTGCATGTCCTCGACGTTGCCGGCCCGAGCGACGTATTGCGCAGTGCTTGGGTTCACCTGCGTCCAGACAATCGGGTATGGCGTCGAATCTGCGGCAGGCGGCGGCCCGAAATACAGCGTCTTGTCGAACACGTAGACGCGAAAGCCTTCCTGCTGCGCCAGAAACGAGAGAATGTCCCATTCCGTGCGCTCGTCCATCAGATTGACGTGCTCGATGTCGTAATACGCGCCCGCCTTCGTCTTTGTCGAGGTCACTTGCGGCGTCAGTCCGCGGCGCTTTGCAAGCGTCGTCGCAATCTGGCTCGACGTCTGGTTCTGAAACTTCTCCGTCGTCTTGGCGTCGATGAAAACGCGCGTCAGATCGCGGCCATGCACAGTGATGATGTCGCTTGCAATGTCGTAATCGATCGTGTCGGCCTGACCGTAGACCAGCTTCGTCAGATCTTCGGGCGCGTACAGGTTGTAGTCGGCGGGAAAGCCGGCGAACAACTCGATGTACATGTCTTTCTGCTGGCTGAACCAGTTCACGTCGGTGGTGGCCGGCAGCGCCGAGCCAATAAAGCGCACCGTGAACGTGTCCGCAGAGGAAAGCGCGTTGTTTTCGACCTCAAAGTCTAGCCATGCCGGGGCGATGGTGCCGTTGATGCGAACCACACCTCGCGGCACAGTCACCAATCCGGCAGGCTGTGTCACGAGAATGCGATCAGCACTAGGCATTAGGTACTCCGTCTGAAGATGCCGCGGTATTCGTTGCCGGCAGAGCGATGTTCTGCGTGCCGCTGATGTTCGGATCGCCGCCGAGCGACGGATTGGCCTTGGAAAGGCTCACCCATCCGGTCGCATCCTTGTAATACTTTGCCGCGAGGTCATACAGGTTGCCGCCGACGACCGTGATCGTCTTGGATGCGGAACCAATCTGGCCGATGTTCGTACTGACGCGGGACAGAACGCCTTGTAGCTGCAGCAATTGAGGCTGCTGCGTCATCGTGTTGACTTGATTCGACAGGCGCGACACCTGTTGCGCGATCGGATTGTTCGGCAGCAGGCCGCCGACCGTCGCGACGCTCTGCAATGTGTTCTCGCCGGCGGCGATCAGCGTAGTCACCTGCGCCTGAACCGTGGCGAGCGGCGCGAGGACGCTTTGCAGCGTGCTTTTTGCCGCGGTGGCGAAGCTCGAGACGGCGCCGATTGCGCTCGTCAGCGTTCCCATGCTCGACGTGAGGCCAGCATTGCCGATCTTCGAGCAGATGCCGTTCGCAGTCGAAATGTCAGCGCCGATCAGCGAGTCGATGCCCGGCGCCGCGGTCGGACCCTGCGCCGCGTTGTCGGCGACGACATCGAGGCGAATCCGGTAGTAAATCTCGTACTCGCGCTGAAAGTCCTCGACGAACTCGCTGATGACGACCGCATAGCTGTACTCGCTGAACGTCAGAGTCAGCATCTTCTGCGCAAGCGCCATTTGCTTAAGCGTGCGCGCGCGGTCAAGCGCATTGGAGCCGAGCAGCATCCCCGACCACTCAAGCGGAGCCGGGTCGTAGCCCATCATGTTGACGTTGCGCGCACCGCCGACCATCTTTCGGACGACGGTGCGGATTGCCGTCACCATAGTGATGCGCTCGGGGATTTCGTACTCGGAAAACGTGAAGTCGCCGAGCTGCAAAACTACAGCCATATCAGTGTCCGGTTACGAATTGGTTGATCGGCGACGCGTTCGGGTCGAAGAAGCCGGTTCCGAGCGATGAGCTTGTCTTGCGCACGATGGTGTTGACGACCTTCGTGTGAATCGGCGTGCCGTCCATGACCGCGTGAACGGTCACGTTGGGAGCGCCGCCGCCGGTGCGCACGTTCGGGCCGTTGCCGAGCGCGCCAGCATCGATGCGCGCCTGTGCGCCGGCGGACAACTTCACCCCGCCATCGGTTTTCACGCCATCGATCTCGCCCTGGCTGAGCGGCCGGAATGCATACGCGGCGGCAGCAAGCGTGCCGATAGCAAGTACCGCAATGCCGA